AGAATCCAGCAACTCACCCCTCTCAAAGACTGCATCAACAACACCCTGAAGTGCCCTCTCGGTTGCTATACCTACCTTTGAGTAAATCGGCACCACACATAGACCCCAGACCTTATCTTTGCCTCCCTTGCGTAGCACACGACCGATAGTTTGAGTGAGTTCAATCACATCCATATTGCGAAGAAAGACAACTGCTTCTAATTCACTGACGTTAATTCCCTCACTCAAAATAGATCTGTGAAGACACACAAACTTCTTGCTGCTATCACGACCCCAAGCATTAAGAGTATCAAAGAATACCTCACGATCCACTTTCTTGCCGTCAATCACTGCTCCTGTTTTGGAGGTGATGTAAAGGTAGGAGTATCCGCGAGATTGTAGTTCAGTGATGCAATCTGATTGTGATACAAGGTTGATGAGTTGCTTTGCAGACTTCACACAAACCAGGATCTTCTTGCAGTCAATGTCATCAAGAGTTTCCATCAGATTGCTACTATCACATTCAGCAGTGATTTGTTTGCCGTCAAGAACTTCAAACTTCTTTGCTATAATCTTGGGAGCAACAATATACCCACCATCAACAAGTTCTGGTGCTGAAACACGGCAGATGATGTTACCATAAACATCAACATCGTTCATTCCTGGTTTACCCACAGTCACTGAAGTCTTGCGAGTTGCAGTAAAGAAGTAGCAACGATTTGCATTTGCAGAGAAGTGCTCTGTTGCAGGAAAGAAGTTACGCTTGACGGAATTGTGTGCCTCATCAAAGTAGATCGTATCCACATCAATCTCCGCATCAGCAAGACGTTGAAGAGAGTTATAGGTTGTTACAATCAACTTGTGGCGGGAGTGATTGCTCTCCACCCACTGATTAATCACATCAGGACGAGTAGAACTTTCGTGATGAGTTTCTCCACTGTGAACGTGAAATACAGCAGCATTAGTGATAAACTCCAAAAACTCACTAGAGAGTTGCTCTGCAAGCAAAATGCGGGGAGCAACAACAACAATGGTCTGTGGAGTTGCAGACTGAAACTGCCGTACAGCATCCATAATCATATTCAACGTCTTCCCACCACCAGTAGGATAGATGAGTTGACCAAGATTGTGCTGTTGCATTGCAACATCGCCACGTTCTTGATGAGGACGAAGAGTAATCATTGATGGGTTTCTCAATACATTCTTATTGTAGCACTCTCCAGGGGGTTCCTGAGCGCCTCTAGACCAGTTTGCGAAGTGTCCTTAGGTAGTAAATGAATCTACAATTCGAGATTGTTCTTCATCTACAAGACCAAACTTGTGTGCATTGGTTACTCGTTCCATGATCTTATTGTCATAGGTAGAATCATAAGAAATGTCACTATCCCTAAGAAGATCGTGACATTCTTGTTCATTTTCTGCAATGACACTTACAACTCCACCGTACTCAGAGGAAGGAAACGGAACCCAATAATCAACCAGATAAAGATACTTCATTTTACAATTCAAACAGCAAGGGCAATAGAAGGAATTTCAACAACTTCGGGAAGTTTATCATCAAACTGATGCATATTATAGCACACCCACTCCCCAAAAGTGGCGGATCCGCCACCTTTGGCCAGTGGGTGGGTGCTGAGCTCAGCGCTGACAATCAGCAGCACCTTCACGCAAATACCTCCCCAGCCGCCATCACTACCGCAAGCTCAGGGGCATCAGCATCCTTCTGCGCCAGCAACGGCTCCATGCCGCCCAGCGGCCAGGCGATGGCGAGATCAGGATCGTTCCAACGCAGGGAGCGCTCGCAGATCTTGCTCCAGTAGCCGCTGGCCTTGTAGAGCACCTCAGCGCTGCCTGTGAGGGTGAGGAAACCGTGGCCAAAGCCCACCGGCACCCACAGCTGCTGCTGATTGTCAGCGCTGAGCTCAGCACCCACCCACTGGCCAAAGGTGGCGGAACTGCGGCGCAGGTCTACCGCCACATCAAAAATCACACCCACCGGGCAGCGCACCAGTTTTCCCTGAGGTTCGGGCTCCAGCTGGTAGTGCAGGCCGCGCAATACCCCACGGCAGGAGCGCGAATGGTTGTCCTGCACAAAGGTGGTAGGGACACCCACTGCTTCATCAAAACGGCGCTGGTTCCAACTCTCGTAGAAAAAGCCCCGCCCATCGCCAAAAACCTGGGGCGTGATCAGCAGCGGACCATCAATCACCACACCGGAGGCTGTGCTCAGCTGCTCAACCTGCATTGGAGACCTCAAGCAATTGCAGCAAATAGTCGCCGTAGCCACTCTTGCGCAGCGGGGCGGCCAGGGCCGCCAGCTGCTCAGCGCTGATCCAGCCCAGACGCCAGGCCACCTCCTCCGGGCAGCCCACCTTCAGGCCCTGGCGGTGCTCCAGGGTGCGGATGTAGCTGGCGGCCTCATGCAGCGAATCGCAGGTGCCCGTATCCAGCCAAGCCATACCGCGGCCCATTAGCTCCACCCGCAGCAACCCCTCCTCCAGATACATCCGATTGAGATCGGTGATCTCCAGCTCGCCCCGTGGCGACGGCTGGATTTGGCGAGCCCGATCCACCACAGAGTCGTCGTAGAAATAGAGGCCGGTCACCGCATAGCGGGATTTCGGTTGGGATGGCTTCTCTTCCAGGCTCAGCACCTGACCATCCGGCGCAAACTCCACCACCCCGTAGCGCTCGGGATCCCGCACCGGATAGGCAAACACCGTGGCTCCAGCCCCTCCGCCATTACTGGCCTGCAACTGGGGAATCAAATCGTGGCCGTGGAACAGGTTGTCGCCCAGCACCAGTGCCGCCGGAGCACCACTTAAAAAATCAGCGCCGATCAAAAAAGCCTGAGCTAAACCATCCGGACTCGGCTGAACGGCGTAGCGAATCTCCATGCCCCAAGCGCTGCCATCTCCCAGCAAGCGCTCAAAAGATGCCAAATCATGGGGCGTACTGATAATCAGCACCTCCCGAATTCCAGCCAGCATCAACGTGCTGAGCGGGTAATAGATCATCGGCTTGTCGTACACCGGCAGCAGCTGCTTGCTCACCGCCTGGGTGATCGGATGCAGCCGAGTGCCGCTGCCTCCGGCCAAAATAATTCCCTTACGGGTCATAGGGAACGCTCCGCTGGGAGAATGCTGCCATGGCAGTACTGCGCCTCCTGTGCGTGTGGATGTGCCAGTTTCTCAACTGGCACATACGCATCAGCATACTCATTCAATAGGTAATTGATCTCTTGAATGGATAATGCTTGTATAAAAGCAACATTATTACAAAAACGTGCAAAATCAACTGTTTTTAGTGCATCCAACACCCAGTCTGCATTTAGTTTTAAGAACATTTGAGTTGTATTTGAAACTCTCGGAAACTCTGTCTTCACAGTACCACAACCACGGCCAAACACAGTTAAACTTACATCAGCAAGTTGTGGTGTAGTCTTTGTAATGTATTTGTGATCTGAAACTGTGATTTTATCACGCATCTCTGATCTCCTCTCCCAGATCTGAAATACAGTCGCTAGATTACCTTTTCTTTTCTCATCCTCATTGTTATAGATGAAATCTATTAACAGTTCCTCATCATAAACCAAATGAAAGTTCAAGTTCAATCTGTTAATGACAGACCACTTTCTCCAACTCTTTGGTACAAGAAATCCAATGTAATCTGACACCCCCGCACACTTATTAAAGAAGGGAACTGAGAGTTTATTTGCTCTTCCAAATGGAGGATTAGTCAGTGTCACACAATGACTGAGATGTGATAGATCTTCAGTCAGAAAATCATTTGTTTTCTGTACCAAATCGTGGTGAGGTTCAATGTCATAAGATACAATCTTTTCAATGCCATTGTGAACCATTGCTTCAACAAATTGCCCAGTTCCTCCTGCTGGTTCCAACCAAGTTGCACCCTTTGGTGCATACTTGAGCATCTGAACTGTAAGATTCAGAGCAGTATCACTTGGAGTGTAATACTGCTCTTTGCCAGTAACTCTTTTATTTTGTGCTAATTTCAATTTCATTTACATCAATCTCTACAAGCAGTTTACCATACTTTTCCAAAAGATCATAGTTACTTTTGGTTTGTTTGTTCTCAATCTGTACAGCAAGCAAACCCTTCTCTTCACCCTGACCAGTGTGCTCACAACCACCAGTAGATTCTGCCAGTTTCAGACCATTATCACGATCAAACTCCCAGATACGAATCCGATCAGGATAAACAGCAACAAGATAAAGATTCTCCCATCCAGATTGCAATGGGCGAATCTGATTCCACCAGAGAGATTCATTCACTTTACCACTCTTCAGAAAAGAATAGGAAACTAGAGCAGTTTTAACCTCACCTTTCTTCTCCAATTCTCCTATAATTTCATCAATGAATGTGACAACTAGATCACCTTCATCACTCACAATACGAGTTGCAAGTCCTTGCTTCTCAAAGTATTGTTGCACAAAAATAGTCCCCAGTTTGCCCTTAAACTGAGGAGTACAATTAGGTAGATTTTTAAGTGCAGAATCTTCCCAACCCTTTTTGATGATCTTGGGAAGTGACAGAGAATACATAACAAACTGATTTGGTACTCTTTAAGAATAACTCAAATCAAGAGAAAAGTCAATAGGTAGTGGACAGTTGCTGAAGTGGCACATCATAATTCTTTTCTTTAATGGATTTGACAAAAAGTTCAGTAAATCTTTCCATTTGATCTGGATGAACTGAAGCAGGATTGTCTTTAATTGCTCTACGAATAGCGTCAAGTTCATAGAACTCTTCTTTTGTAATCATGATTTTATTTCTAATTGTCAGCACTTTAACACATAATGTATATTATCTAGCAAAAGCTTTCTCTCTTAATTATTTTTTAATAAATTCTTCTAAAGAATCAAGATCATCTTTAAGTTCTTTTTCTTGTTTCTGATCGTGATAATAAGACCATAAGGCATTATGAACATCCATAAGACCATCAACCCAGAACCCAGCAGGATAGATTCCTAGACTATCTTGAAGACCCCGATGAGAGGTTCCTTCATTCTCTGCTTTACACATAATATAACAGATTGCTTGAACCATGTCAATCTTATCTTCTTCAGAAAGCATAAAGTACTTGCCTACTGATCGTTGCTTAGCCTCTTCATTTGACTTCTGAAGTTCTTTACAAGCATCAGAATCCCACCACTCCTGCAATGCTTTTCCAAACTCATTTGGTTTTTTATTTGACTCATTTTCGTTCATAATAGATCACCCGATGTTAGATAGATTTTTATTGGTTCATCATTCCAGTGTCTTAACGCATTGGATATAATGGCAATATTTGTTATTAAATAAGAAATAAAAATAAAAGTTCTAATAATAGAAACTATATTTGCTTCTGTATCATTTTTTCCAGATTTAGCACCAAGAGCATAGCACCAAAGTCTCCAAATAGTTTTTTTATGCTTCATTTATCACAATCTAAGAAATAAGTGTATCGTGCAGAATCATCGGGTGTATATCGTACAACATCACAACCCTTATATGCATCCACCACAAAAAACTTTTGGTCTGGTTCTGTTGGTTTTACATCCTCTCCTGGACTTAGAAACACATAAAACAGAGAAAGAAATCCCATACCAACTATAACACCAAGTAGCACTGCACGATAGTAATCTTGACGGTTCATTTTATTCATCCCAAGGTGATTTGCGGTTCATAAGTTTTCTCAAAGACTCTATTTGTTCTGGGTCAGGGTTATTTATTTTTTCAACCAGTGTATCATAATCACTTTGAGATACATACATCGTCTCTGGTTTTGCTCCAAAGTAAGTCATCCACTTATCATCCTCCACCATTTGTGTTTGTCCTTCATTAATGGAGTTCCAGAAGTCCTGATACAAAAATCTATCATCCAGACGGTAGTCTTCGTGGTTGATAAGTCTGTACCAACACCAAAAACTTGAGTACCGAAGATACTTGTTGGTGATTATGAGTTTATGGAGGAATGTCATTGTCCCAACCTTAATTTGCGTTCTTCTGAAAGATAAGGATGGTATGGGTCATCATAAGGATAAATGTATTCAGTCATCCATCCCCAAGATAATGCTTCCCAGAAGTCACCATAACCATACTTATCTCCATCATTATAACAATCTAAAGCATATGAGATGTTGCTGAAACCATCAATAAACCATTCCCATTTAGTCATTTGCCAGTATGTTTTCCAAGTCATTTTCCTTCCAGAATATCAAGTTGTTCAGCAGCATAAGAACCAAAGTCAATCTCACAACCTTCCTCACAATAACCAGGCAGAGCATCAATCAGGTAATCATCAAATCCAAGAAATACCTGAATGGCACGGCGTTTGTCGTGCTCTGTGATGGCAGTATGTGGATGAGCAATCATCTTGGTTACAATCTCAAAGAGTTCGTCTTTAGTCATCGGTTTGGTTGTGTATGAATGTATTATAAGGCATCTGGTGCCCCTGTGGAGGGTGTCTGTGCCGGTTCTTCAAGTGTCACAGTTGATTTTAGTTCGTCAATCAGGTTTCTAATATCCTCTACATCTATTACATTATAATACCCAAACTCTTCAATTACAAACTCCAGAGCAGCAGCAATTACTTTCTCCCTATCATTTCCTTTTGGACGGAGAGTATGTGCTAAAGTTGCTTCTACTATCCTATCAGCGGGTGATAACATTATGCCACACCCTCCGCACTATCTTTGAATTCTTTTACTTTTTTAAGGAATGAAATTGATTGTTGATAAAGTGCCTCCATCAAGTCCTCAATATCAGTAATTGCGATATGAGTGTATTCTTGATTGAGATAT